CCTAGGAATCCTAAGAGCATGAAAGCAGATCCAAATAAAGTAAATACAAAAAACTTAATACTTGCATATAGTCTTGTTTCAATATCATTCTTAAGTCCAGAAACACTTCTGACAGTTTTATCTCCCCAAATACCAATCATGAAATACATTGGTAGTAAAACAAGTTCAAAGAACACAAAAAATAAAATTAGATCTAATGCCACAAATGTACCATTCATTCCAGTTTCTAAAATTAAAATCAAAGACATCATTCCTTTTGCATTTTTTGGTTCAGGTAAATGTTCAAAAGAATAAATAATTGCTAATACAGAAATGAAAGTAGATAAAAGTAATAAAGGTAAAGAAATACCATCTATACCTATTTCATAATTTGAATTAATACTACTAATCCATGAGACCTTAGTACCAAGCTGAAGGTCACCAGCATTATTAAAATCAAATTGCAAGGCAACAATTAAACTTACTCCAAAAGTAAGTAGTGCAGATCCAAGAGTTACTAATTTAATTAGCATCTCTTGTTTCTTAGGTATTAAGAATATAAAAATTGCAGATACAAGCGGAAGAAAAACTACTATGGTTAAACCTAATCCACTCTCCAAAAAAGAAAAACTACTCAATATTTACCACTCTCTCTCATAACACTAACAAAATTATTAAGCTAATAACTATCACTCCTATTAAAAAATACATTAAGTATTGTTGAGTTTTACCAGTTTGAATTAATTTGACTTTACTACCAATAGTGTCTGTACCTGTTGATGATAAATTAAGTACTTTGTCAATACCTCTTTGGTCAAGATTTGTATATACAATTCCTCCTGCTTTTGAAGCAGTTGTCCCAACACCATTAACAAACCGATCAAGGACATTTGAATTAAATGAGTCAACAAATTTAGCAAAAGTTATTTTTACTGGATCAATTATGAATTTGAAGTAGAAAAAATCTAAATAGTATTTATTTTCCAATAAATTCCATATTGGTTTTATTTTGTTACCACGGTTTTTCATGATATGGAGTTGATCACCTATTTTAGTTTTGTGAGTTACGCCTTTTTTTGAGTTTTGATTTTCTATTAGTTTTTCTCTAATAAACTGTTCTAAACTTGATTTTTGATCAGCTTTTATTTCATATTTACCGTCTTTAGGTACAAAATGTTCCATAAAAAAAGCCCCTTACGGGGCGGTATATATATTTAAGTGGATAAGTTATGCAGCGATGTGATCGCTTATCATCTGTTCTCTAATAGGTCGGCATCCAAATGTCTCTCGACACCATCCGAGCCAATGACTACTACCTTTGCCTTGGTTGCATTTCTGACAGGCGGGAACAACATTCGTTGTAAGATCTTCTCCACCTCTGCAACGAGGTTTGACATGATCGAGTGTAAGTTCGTTAATTTCATAAGTTTCTCCGCAATAAACACACTGACAATTAAAGTGCTCTTTGATAGCTCTTCTCCAGAGCCGTTTAGAATCTGAACTTGTCATGGTTATTAAATTTTGTGAGTAATGTTTTGGACTAGGTAGTAGAGGGGTCATTTACGTTTCTTTCTGCTTGCTCTGTTAACTGATGGTTTTTGGGTTCTGCCTTTGGTCGCACTCCCCTTATAGTGAGCCGCGTCGAGTCCATCTCGATTTCCATAGGTTCCAAGTTTCCGATTAAGTTTGTTTGCATTGACACGTAATTTGAGTCCCTTCTTTGTTTTGTTGTACGCCTTTTGCTGAGCTTTATAGTTACCGTTTGCGTACTTAGCTCCTTTGCCTGCCATATAACCTCGTTTTGACTAACTCTGGATCTATTTCTGGTAATACATTTGCCAGCTTATGTAATGGGTTGCCATCGTATGCAACACCACTAATATCGTTTGTCTTCAGCCAATCACAGGCTGCTTTTAAGTCTTGAGTAGTGGCTTCACCACTTTTAACTCTGTCTAAAAATTCTTGTGTGACTAACTGGTGGAGTTCGTTAAATTGCTCTTCAGTTGCCTTTTTTGCCATTTTTCATAAAAAATGCCCCTCCAGAATCGCCTGTAAGGGGCTTGTAATTTTGTCTGGGTATGTTTGTACCCTTACTTTTTGCCTTTTTTCTTAGGAAATCCAGCTTTCATATTGGCGTAAGCTTTAGGGGTGATTGTACTTTTAGACTTAGGTCTGCTAGTACCAGCTTTCTTACGCTTATTAATATTTGCGTATAAGCCTTGTTTTGCCATTATTCTATGTCTAAACCTTTTTTGACGATCTGTAGTGCTCTGTCATCAAGCTCGTTATCTGTTGATTCAACTAACTTTTCTAATAAGTCAACAACAAACTTTTTAAATTTATCGCTTTTTAAGGATG